ACAATGCAACAAGTATACGAAACCGTAGTGACAAAAAATAAAGAAAACAAAGTCAAGGAATTTACAATGCCAAGTAGTTTTATATCTATACTATCTGAACCTAAGTGCTATGATTATTTAAAAAATAATAATTGTTTACAAGCCAAACAAAAAGCAAAGGCAAGTTTTATGTATGATGTAAAACAACATAGAATTGTATTTCTAATAAAAAACAAAGAAAAGGTTTTAGGTGCAGTTGGTAGAGCATTGACTTCAAAAGTATATCCTAAATGGTATATGTATGGTGGTAAGACATATCCATTCATTTGTGGTGATAGTGATGTGGCAATCTTGGTAGAAGACTGTGCGAGTGCATGTGCCGTGTCTGGTATTTATACAGGAGTAGCTTTGATGGGTACAAGTTTACCAGATAGTTATATACCTATACTCAAAGAAAAGTTCAAGAAAGTTATAGTTGCATTAGACCGGGATGCAACAACCAAGTCATTTGACATAAGCGAGAAACTAAAGTATTATATACCTAGTGAGGTTAGAATATTAAATGATGATCTTAAATATTTTAATGAACAACAAATTACGGAGGTATTACGATGAACATATTTTTTCTAGATAAAAATCCACAGAAAGCTGCAGAGTATTTATGTGATAAGCATGTGCCTAAAATGTTATTAGAATCATCCCAAATGCTGTGCACTGCAGTACAAAGGCATCTGGGTATTATTGAAGATCTGTATAAACCTGCATACCCTAAACATCCTATGACTATTTGGGTTGGCGAAAGTCAAGGAAACTTTAGTTGGGCATTAAGAAATGCTCTATCAATTAATCAAGAATATGAAAAAAGATTTCACAAAAAACATAAATCAATGCGTGTAATTAATTATATTAGGTATTGGGCATTTCATTATGATATGCCTGGAGGAGAAATGAAAGCCCCACCTCAGTGTATGCCTGACAAATACAAAGCAAATGATTATGTTGTTGCATATAGAAAATATTATAAAGGTGATAAGTCTTATTTTGCTAAATGGTCTAAAGGCACAGACTCGCCTCATTGGTGGGTTGTGTGATGCTTAGAGCCTTCTTGACAGACGAAACTACAAATGTTATTGTGAATTATGTTTACGCTTATCTAAAAGATAAACCGAAAACAAAGAGAAACATAAAAGCTGCAATATTATTAGCACAAAACGAAATAATTTTGCACATTAGGAAAGGCAAGAAAAATGGAAAAAAGTAAAGTAAATGTTTTATCGTTATTTGATGGTATGTCCTGTGGTCAGATAGCTTTAAAAAACTTAGGTATAGAGATAGGAAAGTATTATGCATCTGAAATAGATAAGTATGCTATGAAGATAGCGAAGAAAAACTTTCCTGATATAATTCATGTGGGTGATGTCACAGAGTTAGATGCAACAAACCTGGATATAGATCTACTGATAGGCGGATCTCCTTGTCAGGGTTTTAGTTTTGCAGGTAAGCAGTTAAAGTTTGATGATCCGAGAAGTAAACTATTTTTTGAGTTTGTAAGAATAAAAGAAGAGACAAAGCCAAGATGGTTCTTGTTAGAGAATGTAAAGATGAAACAAGATGCTCAAGATATTATTACAAAATACATGGGAGTAAAACCTATAGAAATAAATTCAAGTTTATTATCTGCACAAAGTAGAAAAAGATTATATTGGACTAATATACCTTTTGATAAAGACATCGAAGACAAAGGCATACTTCTTAGAGATATTCTAGACAAAGAAACAAATGAAGCTGCAGTTCCTATCAACGAAAGAAACGCCAGACATTTCAGAAGAACAGATCAAAAGGGTTTATGTATGACAGCCACAATGTATAAAGGTGCAGGCAACAATGGTTGTACTTTAGTTGGCATGGCCTCAGATATAAATGGGCACGATATTTTAAAAAGAGTATATAGTCCTAATGGTAAGTCACCCACATTAAATAGTATGGGTGGAGGTAATCGTGAACCAAAAGTTGACATAAGCACAGAACATGATATAACTAAAGATAGATGGAGAAAGCTGACAGTCACAGAATGCGAAAGGTTACAGACTGTTCCTGTTGGTTATACAGAGGGTGTATCAAATACACAAAGATATAAGATGTTAGGAAATGGGTGGACAGTAGATGTTATTTCACATATACTCAAAGGTATGACTATATGAATATGGCATTTAAGTCTTGGGTTATGGATGAACAAATGAAGGAGGAAGAGGAGCAGCTAATGAAAGAAGAAACCGAAAGAAAAGAAAAAGCAAAGAAAGAAAAGAAAAAGTGCCTCACTTGTAATAATCCTTTCGAAAGCAAAGGTAAGTTCAATAGAGTTTGTAATGATTGCAAAAGAACAGAGTATTGGGGTACAGGAAACGACTACAGGGTGATTGTATAATGATAGAAAAAGAACTAATAAAATTGCTACTTAAAAAAGATTTTTATACAAAAAACAAAGCAAAGTTATCAAAAGAATTATTTACAAATGGCACAGGTGATTTGTATAATACGATAGCAAAGGCACATAAAGACTCTGAAAACGATTTAACTTTGAATGAAGTATCTACATTGTACACTGATGTAGATAATCCAGCTCTTACTAGAGTTGCAAAACAGAATTTTCAATCTTTGATTGAAGATATACAAGATGCATCTTTACCGAATGAAAAGATAGCCAACAACATATTAGAGTCGCTACATAAGCGAAGACAAGCAAATAGAATTGCGGTGTTAGCTACTGAAATCTATAATGGTAAAGATGCAGACTTCACAGAAATAAAAAAATGTTTAGAAACTTCTATAGATGATATAGGAGATGACTATGAATATATTACCTCTGATGTGGGCGAGTTAGTTGAACAATTGAAGGACAACACAAGATTTAAATTTAACCTGAAACCTTTGCAAGAACGGGTGCATGGCGTAGGTGATGGTAATCTTGTGATTATTTTTGCTCGTCCCGAAAGCGGCAAGACCGCTTTTTGGGTTAATCTGATTGCAGGTGTCGGTGGCTTCGCATCTCAAGGTGCTAAAGTTTGTGCTTTGATAAACGAAGAGCCTGCAATTAGAACCCAAATGAGATTAATCAATGCACATACAGGTATGACATTTGATGAAATAAAACAAGATACTGCCCTGGCAAATAAGAAATGGGCAGAGATCAAAAAAAATGTTAAGATACTAGATACTGTGGATTGGGATTTAGCTAAAGTTGATGAGTTAGTAGCGAAAGAAAAGCCTGATATAATAGTTATTGACCAACTAGATAAAGTTGGAGTAGCAGGAAACTTTGCTCGTACTGATGAAAAACTTAGGGCTATATACACAGGTGCTAGGGAGATTGCAAAAAGAAATAATTGTTGTGTTGTAGCAATCTCTCAAGCATCTGCTGATGCACAAGGTAAACTTGACATAACATTTGATATGATGGAGAATAGTAGAACAGGTAAAGCTGCAGAAGCAGATATCATTATTGGTGTTGGGTATAGAGATAAAGTAGATATGGATAAAAACTTGAGAGGATTAAATATAACTAAAAATAAAATCACAGGCTGGCATGGTATGATACCTTGTATGATTGTACCAGAATTATCGAGGTATGAAGAATGATAACTACATTTGATGTAGAGACTAGCTTCCAAGTTACAGAAGAAGGTAAACTAGACCCTTCATCTAAAAATCCTGATAACTTTTTAATATCTATGGGATTAAATGATGAGTATATATTTTTTAAACACAGAGAGTATCATGGCACACCAAATAGAAAAGTTGTACAAGATATGTTAGACAAAACTACTTTATTAGTTGGCCACAATATTAAGTTTGATTTAATTTGGTTATGGGAGTCCGGGTTTAAATATACAGGTAGAGTATACGATACAATGGTTGGAGAGTATCTTTTAAACAGAGGAATGAAGACAAGTTTAAAATTAAAAGATTGTTGTATGAGAAGAAGCGTTACACAAAAGTCAGACTTGATGGATGGCTTTATAAAAAACAAAACTTCATTTGAGAATGTGCCTATAAAAATGTTAGAAGAGTATGGTAGGTTTGATATTAAATCTACACGATCTTTATTTGATGCACAGATCAAACAATTTAAAAATCCAAAAAATAAACAATTAGTTAAGACTGTAAAGATGATGTGTGAGTTTTTGGTTGTCTTGGCAAAAATGGAAAACAATGGTATTTTCATTGATAATCAAGCACTTTTGCAGGTTGAAAAAGATTTTCAAGAAGAGCATGATCAGCTAAGAGTGCAGCTAGACGAGATAATTTATGAGAAGATGGGTGACACAGCTATCAATCCTTCTAGTCCTGAACAGTTATCCTGGCTAATATATGGTGCTAAAGTTACAGATAAAAAGAAATGGGCAGTACAATTTAATTTAGGTATAGATAAGATTACAAAGAAACCAAAGAAAAGATTTCAATATTCTAAGTTAGAATTAAAAAAGATATGTCAAATGTATCTATGCCCTATATACAAAACAAAAGCAGAGCAATGCAGTTCTTGTAGTGGTAAAGGCTATGTGCAAAAAATGAAAGTAAATGGACAGCCTTTTAAAAATTTAAGTAAGTGTATAGACTGTTCTGCAAAAGGTTTTGTTTATGTAAACACAAAAGAACGAGCAGGATTTGGTGTTACTGCTGACTCTTACATGGATGCTGCAGAAGGTGGTTTTAAAACTGATAAGAATACTTTATTAAAAATAGGCATGAAAGGTAATCAAGAACTAAAAGATTTTGTAGAAAAGATATCCAGGTACAATGCTCTTGATACATATTTAAAAACTTTTGTTGAAGGTATAAAGAAACATAAAACGCAAAGTAATTATTTATTTCCAAACTTTATGCAATGTATTACTACTACAGGTAGATTATCTAGTCGTGATCCTAACTTCCAAAATCAACCAAGAGGTGGTACATTTCCTATCAGAAAAGTTATAAGATCAAGATTTAACAATGGCAAAATTATGGAAATAGATTTTGCACAATTAGAGTTTAGAGTTGCTGTCTTTCTTTCAAAAGATAGGCAGGGGCTACAGGATATAAAAGATGGTGTAGATGTTCATCAGTTTACTGCTGACACTATAGGCTGTGACAGACAGAATGCCAAGGCACACACATTCAAACCTTTGTATGGTGGTATGTCAGGCACTGCAGATGAGAAAAGATACTACACAGCATTCTTAAAAAAATATCCTGATATAAAAGTTTGGCATGATAAACTGCAAGATCAAGCAATACGGCACAAAGTCGTGACGCTACCTACAGGTAGACAATACGCTTTTCCAAATGCAGAACGCATGCCATGGGGTGGCTCCAGCTTTTCAACACAGATAAAAAATTATCCTGTGCAGGGCTTTGCCACAGCTGACATTGTTCCTTTAGCGTGTATCCTTTCTCAAAAATTGCTAGAGGACAATGGCACAAAGAGCATCTTAATCAATACTGTCCATGACTCTATAGTGGCTGATGTTTTTCCTGGTGAGGAAAAGATCGTAGCTGATTGTCTAAAAAATGGTTGTCTTGGTGTTGTTGATAAAATGAGAGAAATGTATGGTATTGATTTCGATGTTCCACTAGATGTAGAAATAAAGGCAGGATCTAATTGGTTAGATACCTCTGTTTTTGTTTGACAAATTTAATATATATAGTAATATATTATTATAAATAAGCACAGGAGGTGCAGAATGAATAATGAAGTACAAGCTTTTCATAATTTAAGTACGGAAGAGATTATGAAAATGACAGGTCAAGATGACGGATCTCAGATGGGGTCTGGCACTTTACCCAGGCTAACAATAAATAGAGCTGCCGAGGATGATGATGGTAATCCATTAAGGGCAGGAGTTTATACTATTTATGATCCTGAATCAGAAGACAGAGTGTATGGTTTAAAAGATAAGCCTGCACAGTTCAGGCCATTTATAAATGCGTACCAATACATGGAGTATGATGCAAATGATAATAAATATGCATCAACATCAGTAATATTTAAGTCTTGGAAAGACGAACCTATTGACACCAAAGGTGGTGTGAGATGTGGTAAAGTCATTGGTAAAGATAAAGAACAGTTGACTGATGCAGAGATAGATGCACAAAAACATATAAAGTGTTATAGACTTGTATATGGATTGCTAAGTATGGAATGTACAAAAGCAAATGGAGATGCTACAGCTATAAAAGATATGCCTGTTCTTTGGAGAGTCACGGGTATGAACTTTAAACCTATTGGAGAAACCTTAAAAGGTTTAAAAGGTAGAAATAGTTTGATGTTTAATCACACATTAAATCTTTCTAGTAAAAGAAAAAAGAATGGTGATAACATATTCTACATAGCTTCTATATCTGTTGATGATAAACAGGTAGAGTTTTCTAAAAAAGATCTAGAACACATGGATATGTTTAATGATCTTATAAATGAAGAAAACTTAAAAGTGTCAGAACAATGGAAGCAGGCCAATGCCACTAGTAAAAGTGACGCTGAAAGTGCAAAAGTAGTTGAGGCTGTTACAGAGGATTCACCAGAAGAATTCTTGGCAACTTAATGTCTTCAATATTAAATAGAGTACAGATGTTTCTCACAGAGGCTAACAAAGCCTCTGTGGATATTTCTAGCACAATAGTAAATGAATTTGGAGAGGCTTGTAAACAAGCTTTTAAAAAACAGTTTACAGATACAAGGGAGAATAAATTTAGAATAAGAATGTCTAGTATAGGTAGACCTCTGTGCCAATTACAAATGGAAAAGTCTGGTGCAGAGGCAGAGCCTATGCCTTACAACGCAAAGATGAGAAACTTATTTGGAGATCTTATAGAGGCTTCTGCAGTTGCTATAATGAAAGCTGCAGGTATAAGAATAGAAGATTTACAAAAAGAAGTTAAATTAAAATTAGGAAAACAAACTATCAAAGGAACTTATGATGTTAAAATACAGAACAAAATATGGGATATAAAAAGTGCATCGCCTTACTCTTTTGATCACAAGTTTGGAGAAGACGGAGGCTTCGATGCCATATTAAAACAAGATACTTTTGGATATGTATCTCAAGGATATTTATATTCTAATGCAGAAAAAACAGATTTTGGTGGATGGATAGCCATAAATAAATCTACAGGGGAATGGTCTATAGCTGAAACACCTTTGTCTGATTCTAAATACTCTAAAGATGCTATAGAATTAGCACAAAAAAATATGGAAGCATTAGAATCTAATGCACCTTTTAAAAGATTATTCAAAGATGAAGAAGAGTTTTTTAATAAAAAGGCTACAGGCAATAGAACGCTAGGATTAGAGTGTAGATTTTGTGCATACAAAAAACCTTGTTGGGGTAAAAACTTACAGTATCTACCTCAACAACAATCAAAAGCATTAAATCCTAAATGGGTTTGGTACACTGAAGTAAATAATCCCAGGGAGGAAGTGAATGTCTGAGAAACAAAGAAAGCCTATTTTTATTTCAATAAATCCAACTGATGTTGGATATGAATGTAATGTATTACCACCTGTGGACATGCCTAAATTAGAAAGTTATGCAGTTGCATTAACTATGGCATATGGAATGGTAAAAGCTGCAATACAAGAGCCTAACTATATATTTGATTTTGGTGTAGATGCTATGACAGAATCTGAAGAAGATTATAAAGTTAAGTTTGAAGATATATTAAAGCGTAGAAGGGAGAAACTACACTAATGACAACACATCTAGTAATACCAGATCCCCATGTAAAAATGGGTGTAAGTAATAATAGATTTATTTGGGCAGCTAAGTTTGCTAATGAAGTGAAGCCTGATGTAATTATATGTTTAGGAGATTGGGTTAACATGGATTCTCTATCTCATTTTGATAGAGGTAAAAAAGCTTTTGAAGGTAGGAGATACAATAGAGAAATAGAACATGCTGAAGAAGCTTTGTACTATTTTAATAAATACTTAAAAGTAAAAAAATGTAAAAAGATAATGTTGGAGGGTAACCATGAATACAGAATAACTAAATTTGTAGAAGATAATCCTGAGTTGGATGGTAAGTTGAGTGTGGGGGACATACCTTTTGAAGAATATGGATGGGAGGTCCATGAGTATGAAAGAATAATAGAAATAGATGGTATATTATATTGTCATAATATAGCAAGTGGTGTGATGGGAAAACCTATTAGTGGAGATTATGTAGCTTCTAATTTATTAAAAAAGAACTTTCAATCTGCTACTGTAGGTCATTCCCATCTATTTGATTATGCAATTAGATCTATGCATAATGGTAGAAAAATTATGGGACTGAATGCAGGGTGCTATTTACATCATAAAGAAAGTTTTGCTAAAGGTACACAGAGATTGTGGTGGAGTGGATTAATAGTAAAAAGAAATGTAGATAAAGGAGAATACGATTTAGAAACAATAAATATAAAGGAGTTAAAAAATAGATATGAAAACCGCAAATGAGATGCTTACTATTGCTGATAAATTAGTAGCAGGTGATAGAGCAGAAGAGTATGGTGATAAAAAAACTATGCATAATAATATAGCAAGACTTTGGTCTGCATATTTAAATACTAATGTAACAGGACATGATGTAGCTTTGATGATGACATTATTAAAAATGGCTAGAACTAAAGCAGGTAAAGTTACAGAAGATACATATATAGATATGGCAGCTTATAGTGCCATAGCAGGGGAGTTAAAAAATATATAATGAGTAGTTATGTGATAAGACCTAAATACATAGTTGTTGAAGCAACTGAATATAAGACATTAGAAAAAGTAGATCATGATATTATAGCTAATTTTGATGACCTGGAAACGGCACGCAGATTAGTTGATATCAGAAGTGAAGCAGATCAGCTTCAAGGATTTTCGTATAAAAGATATATGGTATATGCCATACAGGAGGAAGATGGAAAATAATTATTTAATAACGCAAGAACAAATTAATACTATATTGAAGTATATGTTTACAAGACCTTATGCAGAAGTAGTGCAGGCAATATCTTTATTAACTAAATTACCTAAGTTAGATCCAAAGATAAAACCTGAATTTGTGCAAGAAGGTGATAAGAAAAAATAATGAAAGACACTGCTGTGTTATTTAAAACCACAGTCCTTATAACTGATAAAGGGGCTGTGGTGGTAGATCATGAATCATTACCTAGTAAAGAAGTTACTAAAAGATTAGGCAATGGCTACTATCCTAGTTTAATAAATGCTATAGTAAGTCATTGTAAATCCAGGTCACATTCTTTTGACGAAGATCTTACAACTTTAGTAAATACTCTTTAAACTGCAGTCATCAACCCTGTGTTAGTATCTTGCTCTACATTTGTTGCAGGTCTATATACTTGACTCATTTTCATAGCATCTGATACAGGGGTGGGTGCATCAGGTGAAATAAACTGTTCTTGAGTTGTGTCTTTTTCTGCTGAGTCTTGCACTTCTTTTGGCGTAGGTGGTGTTTTAACTTCTTTCATCAATCCTTCTGTAACTTCTGTATCTGTTTTTACAGGACTTTGGACTGCTGACATATCAGCAAATGTATTTACTAAATCATTAAAATTTAAATCTTTCATAGCATCTAATAAATTTTTTACAACAGATGCATTTGTTACATTACCTTCCATATTAGTTTCAGGCTGTTGCCTAACTATTGATTGCATTAGAGGCTGTTTTAGATTTTCTATTGGTTGTGTTGCCATCTTTTACTCCTAACATTCTAAGAAGCCCTTCCCTATCTTGTTTATTAGTTTTAGGTTTAGGCTTCTTAGATTTCTTTTTCATTAAACTGCTTTTACTATAGCTACGATTACAATTACAGCAACAGCAGCTACGAGGATCTTGCCTTTTTTATTAAGACCATTCCACTTGTCTGTAATTTTAGTTACATATTCTGTTATCATACTTCCTCCATTTGTTTGCTTAGTGTTTTTGCCCGATTGGGTGTTTGTTTTGCCCATCTAGAATCGAGCATCTGACGGCCTGCTTCTACAAAATTATTTTGTTGTAGTGCAGCAATCATCATCTTAAACTTACTAACCCCTGCAAAACCCATTTGATATATCATTTCACACAATATACATTCTGCTTTAGAGGGTATGTTTAAATTATTTTCAGCACAGAACTTATCTTTTAGATCCCATGCTTTCTCAAAGTCTTCGTCAAATAGTTTGTCCCATCCTTCTTTTGTAGTAGGTATGTCTTCTCCGGGTAATATTTTATGACCATAGCCTCCTGTGTCAAATCCTAATGTGTCCTTATAGACATCTAGTCTATAGCCTTCATGTTGTTTTATTTGTTCTTTTAGAGTCTGTTTTATTACATCAACCATACTATCTCCTATTTCTTTTTACTAATCATGCCTTTGATACCAGGGGCAGCCCTAACACCTAGACTAACACTACAAGCTAGATATAAGAGATGTGTATAATATTCTGGTAAAGTTTCTAAAATTGCAAACCCACGCTCTATGTGTGGTTGCATAAAAGGCAGGAAGGCACAAATTGCTGGAACCATCAGGGCTAGTAAAACAAATTCGTCTTTCCAGCTCCCCTTCATTTGATCTACAGCCGAAGCCTCCCACGCAACTTTGCCTGCAATTTGTTGCTCTTTCAGACTCTTCTGTGCTTTTATCTCAGTGAGTGCTAAGTCTGCTTTTGCTTTCTTAGTCTCCACGAAACCTTTTATTGTATCTCCCACTATATTAGTAATGGGACCTAATAACATATTAAACATTATTCCTCCTTATAATCCTAAATCTTGATCATCAATATAATCCATAACACTTTTAAATAGCAAAGATAATTGAGATTCTAATTGATCTATTTTGACTCTTTTAGCACCACCACTCATACTTTCATCATTAATTATTAGATTTCTAGTTTTATTTATAGATTGTATTTTTCTACCGATACTCTCTAGTGTTGGACTTATAGCCATTAGTTCCATAAAATCAGGGTCTTCTGCTAATTCTTTAATTAATTCTATCTTTCCTTCTTCTTTAAATTTTTTAACTATGTTAACAGCTTTATCTGCCTCTCTTTTTAGTCTATAAAAATCAGCCTCTGCCTGTGTAAACTTATTAGGATCTAATTGTAAGAATCTTTTTAGAAAAGGTAATTCATCTAACCTTTTATCTGGCATTTCTTTATTATCAAACATGTCAAACCCTGAATCTATTAAATCTAATAAATAACCACCCATAGCACCTGTGTATGCTCTATAATAATTTTCAAACTTAATAGGAGACATTAAATATTTTCTAATATTAGGAGGTGCATTTTCTATAGCTGATGTGATCACATTACTACTCCACGGATAAGATTGCCCATAATCAGGTAAACCATGTTTCATATTTTCTGGTATAACAGGAGATCCAAAAAATGTTTTATTTAACGCTGTATTATATATGGGGGCTACTAACTGTGGCACATAAGATAATCTAGCTTGTTGTTTTAATATAGTCCAAGTAGTTAAGAAAAACTCATCTGCATCTTTTTCATTATCTAAAGTTTCTAAAAAACTTGTTAATATAGTTCCTATCGCACCAAACTCAAAAGGTTTAGGTATTTTTATAAAATTACCATCACCTATTGGTATCATGTAGTTTAAATCTCTAATTTGTTGTGCAGTATTTTTATAGTTTTCATCGTTTCTATTTAATATGTAGAACATTATAGTGGGTGCAGCTACAAAAGTAGATATCTTAGATAAAACTGCAGCCCTAACTTTAGGACCTTCATTTTTAAGTGCCCTTACAGTTCTGTAAATACCTTGTATTCCTGCATTCAAAAACGGAACCATAGATGTATAGTTTCTAAAGAATTGATTAGCACCATGCATACCAAAGTCTACAGCCACCTCTCTAGCTGCAAACGCAGCTTCTCTTGCAGATATACCTCTTGCTCTTAACATAGCATACTCTGTAAATCTAGAAGCATTTTCAAATCCTGTAACTAATTTACCATAGTTATCTATCACTTTTAAAGGTCTATTTAAAACATTTTGATAATCACTATGACCTAACTTTCTGTAAAACTCTCTTAAAAATCCTTCTGATACTTCGCCTCTCCATAAAGTAGATCCGAAAGATCCTCCATTTAAAAGAAACTCTTCATATAATTCTTTGTATGTAATTTCTGAACCGTCTTCTAATTTTATTTTAGCATTACTTTGAAATCTTTTTGATGTTTTTACGGCAGTGCTAAGTATAGGTATGTAAAAAGGATTTCTAGATAGAATAGCTGCAGAAAAGGTGTCTCTTAAAGCATTGGCTCCTGCAAAGAATCCGGGATCCATTGTAACACCTTTTGTCAAAAGGTTTTTAAAAAATCTAGCTGCCCTAACAAATCCATTTGTTGAAGCAAATTGTTTAGGACTAATAGAATTTAGTGTGGTATATAAGAATGGATTTTTTACTTCGTATATAGTTTTTTCTATATCACCTGCTTTATTTTTTCTAAACACGACAAACTGATTATCTTCTAATGCTAATCTTTCTGATCTAAATAAATTTAAATTGTCTAGATCTTCCAAGTCATTGATATCTAATTCAACACCTTTTTGTTTAAACACTTGTGTTTGCAATTCTTCTTTTTTTATAGTTACAACACTTTTTCTTTTTCCTTGACCTGGTGCTCTTATAGCCCAATCTTTTAACGCACCTTTTGCATTGTCAATTAAATTAAAAGTATTTTTTAATACTTTATTTTTATAAGATGCAGTTAGAATACTGTTTATGTTTTCAATATAGTTATCAAATAAATTTCTTAAAGGTAGTTCACCTTCTTTAAATCCAATAGGTACAGTTGCTCTCAATTGTCTTTTTACAGCAACACCTCCTCCACCTGATCTAGATAGAAAATTATCATCTATAGACATATCTCTATACAAAGGCACATAATGTTTTCTCGCAGCTAATAATTTATCCATAGTTTTTTGAGATATTAATTCTGCATCTACAGCTATATTTAATAAATCTTTATTAAACTTATCTAACTCTTCTAAAGCCTTTGTATATTCAGGTATAGCATCGCCTTTTGCAGCCTCAGATATCATTTTGTCTTTTGTTGCTTGTGTATTTTCAGGAAATAATCCTTTAAATCTTTTATTGTCTAGTGACAATACGCTTTTAGTTCCTACATAATTAAAAAATTCATCAGGGTTGTGCTTTTTACCTAAAGTTTTAACTAATAAAGTTTGCAAACCATCATTACCTGTTTTTTCCAAAACACCATTGGCTGAATATCTAAATGTGCCTTTGAATAAAAAGTGTTCTATCATACCACCAATAGCAGGCAAAAATCTAGCTTCTTGATAAACACCTATACCATCTTTGTATATTTTGCTTAACTCAGGTACAGTTATTTTTCTTTTTACGCCAGGTTTTAAATTTATGTTTTTTACTGCGTCTTCTAAATATCTTAGTCCTGCATTGTTATCTAAAAATTCTAAAGCAAATTTTTTCACAATATTACTATTAAAGAAACTAGTTTTTATATTTTGAATAGCAGATTTTTTGTCTCTTACTTTTGTGCCGATAGTATAATCACTGTCTTTGCCTTCAGTTTTTATTTGTTTTTTATCTTTATCTCTACCCAAAACTTCATCAGTTTGTTCTTTTGTTGATTTAGTCGTAGTCGTAGTTGTAGCTTTAGTATCTTTAGTTTCTTTTAAAGTTTTATCTAATTCCTGTAGTGCTTTACCACCTATTTTATTTTTACTCCAAACAAAACCTTTTGATACACCTGCTAAAAATGGTGGTATAAATACAGAAGGTATTCCTCCTGCAAGAGCATTTTTTAAACGCTCCATTCCAGGATCTCCATTAGGATCTGTTTGTAGCCATTCTGTTACAGCATTTTTTGTAGCAGGAAATCTAACCATAAAGTCGGCTAAGTTAGGATCATAAGGAGCAAAAGCTATTGCATCAGCTGCAGCACCTGCACCTATTGCTAAACCTGCTGTAGTTTTTTTAGATACTTTTGGTTTTTTTAATTTAATTTTTACAGGAGTTGTGGCTTTATCTTTAGGTACATAACTTATAGTCTTTCTATCTATCTTTGTAGCCTTACCTGTTTTCTCTAGAGTCTTTATAGTTTTATTAAGATTGCTCGCATTCTTAATAAACATGTAACCGCCCTTGAGTATTTTAAATGCTCCTGTATAAGGTATAAAAAACTGTGCACCAGGTCGTACAAATTGACCTACTGTAGTTTCTGCTTCAGGAACTAGCTGACTAATTTCTATTTCTTTATCTTTTGGCACAACAAAATTATATGCAGATTCTGCAGCATCAACTACACCCCCTGCAGTTTGCACCGCTATATCCTCTAGAGTTTTACCAACACTATGAAGAAAAGGCCTTTCTTCTTTTTCTTCTTTAGGTTTTACAGGTTGGTTTATCTCTATAGAATTAAATAGGTTTTGTCTATCTATTCCCATATTTATTTAGGCTTTCCTGATGGCATATGAGTATCTCCATACAATGTGTCCCAATTTTCTTGTGTTAAAACGCTAAATAATGGATTAACATTAGGTCTAGGTAAAACATGATTTGGCGGTAAATCTGGACTCTTAAATAATAAATACCCTGTGTTAGGATCATTTAAGCTACCCTTACCACCAACAGTAGTTTCTGCAGTGCTTCCATATTTTTCATTCCACTCTTGTCTGTTATCTGAGGTTCTAATAGGTACAGACCCTTTATTTAACCAAACAAGTTTTTCATTAGATTCTTCTCCTGCATCCTTTAATTGTTTTTCTTTTTGTTTATCAAAGTTAGACTTTTCAGGTTCAGATAATAGTTGATCTAATTCTTCGCCAATATTCTGAGGTTCCATTTGATCCAGTTTAGCATCAATATGGTTTTTAAATATTAATTCAGTTATAGGCATATCATCCACTATGTCATTAAGTTCAGCCTTAAGAGTTCTTAATTGGTCTGTATCATTTGGATCTGTAATTATATTTTTAATTAAGTCATCAATAACTTCCATACCACCAATTTGATCTATCTTGTTATTTGTTTGAGCATTTAATCTAGATTCTATTGTGTTATTAATATTATCTTTCATAGCTAGTAGATCATCAAAAGATCTTATTTTACTTAATTCTTCGTAAGCTACTCTTTCTGCGAACTCCTGATTTTGTACTGCGGGCTTTTCATTTATCATTCTATTGCCATACTCTTCTTCAAACTTATCACCAGGCATGTTCATTATTTCAGATGTATAGAAAGCAACAACATCATTAGTTATATTTCTTATTTCTGCTCCAGCTCGTGATGCAAAAGCATCAAAAGAAACATTAGGATCATTAGCGTTTATTTGTAAATAATTATTTACTCCATCAGACACTCTACTATTAGTCCAAGTTTGTGCTAAATCAGCGTAAACACTAGAAGCAACAATAGCCCTATAATTATCTTTAGGCTCCCCACCTACTATATCTATTTCTATTTGACCTGGCATTGTTTGACTTTCTATTAATTCCTCTCTTGCATAAAATCCTGTTGATGTTGCAAAGAAGTTTTTAAAGATATTACCTTTGTCATTTACACTTAAGGTTCTATCAACAAAACCTGTCTCTTCTTTTGCTTTTGTTATATCCCCACTACCTGCCTGCAAGTAGTCATTACTTATGCTTGCATTAGGAAAGTTGTTAGTTAGATATTCTTTAAATTTAGTATAAGTTACTTCTCGTTCCATAGGCTTAGTCATAAAACCTGCACCGGGAACACCTTCAGGTTGACTTGGAAGATTTAATTGAAAATTTATTAGTTCTTCAAGTTTATTAGGCATAAAAGTTATACTTTCTTCATTTGTACCATTGGTATATATATCATTTCTACCTGTAACAATATATGGTTTATTTTGATAGTTAACTACATACTCTGTTCTCTCTGATTTTTGTAAATTAGGGTAAAACTGATTAATTAATGATTTACCTTTTTCTGTGCTTTCATCAAAATACTGCACAGTATCACCATATTGTTGAAAGTATTTACCTATGGGAATATGTCCATCTGCTGTATTTACTAAATATGAACTACCAAAATCTCCTTTCCCTGGAGTTTGTTCAGTCAAAAACGCATCTACTCTTACACCATTACTGCCTATAAATGTTGTGTGCTTATCATGTTTTAAACTAGGTTTACCAAAAAATAATTGGCTGCCTATATATGCAGTTGTGTATGCAGATTTGTCAGATCCTGTACTACCAGACGCTGTTGATACATTACTAAATTGATTTTCTGCTATATTATCTGTAATATTATTTTCTGTTTTTACATTATTTATAGTTGTTTTTGTATCAAATGCATTGTTATTTTTATTTACTTTTGACAGTTCCATATCCATAACATTACTTCCAGCATACTGACCATAAACTATGTCTGTGTTCCACCATCTTTCTAAACCATAGTGTTTAGCATTTGAAGATAGCCAATTTTCTAAAGCAGTATCACTTTTAGTTGCATACTTAGCAAAATGATCAATATATTCAGGAGTCATGCCTAAAGATATTAAATAATCAATTCTATCCTTTTCTTCTTGACCTCTAACTTTCTGATCTAAGTTATAATCTATTTCTTTTTTATCACTATAAAGTTTTATTTCATCTAATATATTTTGTTTTCTAATATCATCTTCTCTTTCTTGTCTTGATTTTTCTGCTAATATATTACCAGTACCTTCAGCAAAACCTCCAATAAAACTCATCAATGATCTTGACATTATTTATCCCCCTTTGACATTAAACCTTCTTTTTTTTCTTTTAACTCTTCTTTTACATCCTCTACAAAACTTTTTAATTTTTCTTCAGGAGCCTTTGTAGTTTGTTTTTTAGATTTCATATTTTTAAACTCTGCAAACTGTTTATGAAATTTATCGTTACCTTGATCTTTTATAAATAAAACGATATTTTGTATGTTTGCTCTCACACCCATAGCCATAATTTGTTTGAATACTACTTCTGCTATTAGTAGTGCTACATCTACACTCCACTTACCTTCCATAAAACCACCAAATAATATAGTTCTAGCTATAGCTTCAACAGGTATTCCATTCTTTAAAAAAGTCAATACTTGATCTGCATTTTTTTCTTTATGTAATATATCCCAAACATACTCTGATGCTTCTTTTATATTAGTATATTGTGGAGGATGTTCCCAAGGATAATTACCTGGTGTATTTGTTAAAGATTGTCCTGGAATAGGTGCGTCAAATATATTCTCTATCATATTGTCCTCTTATAAATTTGGTAATGTTATTTTACTGTAAGAATCATTACCGCTGAATAATCTTCTTTGCCATAATTGTAATAATACATTTGGGTCAGATGTATCTATAGTTTCAGCTGTTCCTGGACTAGATTCATAATCACTAGTAGTGACATATGCATTTGAAAAACTAGGTGGACTAGTGCGAGAGGGTGTACTAGCACCATCTGTTCCAAAAGCAGAACCTAAAGCACTACCAATTGTATCTGAAAACATTTTTTTAGTAAATATACTACCTATTAAATCTATCATTAATCTCCTCCTGTAGAAAATACTCCTGCAGCAAATCTACCTAACATGCTAAATAAAGCATCCCTAGATTCTTGATCTGCTAAATCAAAAGCTGTTTGTCTTTCTAATGCAGCTACTGCCATATTATGTGCTCTGTTTAAAGAATTTTGTGCGGCCTCATTTGTCCATGATGCCTCATCTCTCCATTGTTGCCATAATGATGACATAGCAAAATTAGATATGTTTAGTAAATTTTGTGCATTAGTTTGATTAGCTGCATTTACACTTGCTGTGTTTGCAGTATTAATTTGTCTTCTCCAATTAGTATTAGATTGATCAATAACCTGTTGATTCTGCACATTAAATCTTTCTCTTTGATCTGCTAGTTGTGAGTTAAACTGATTTATAGACGCTTCTGTTTGTAAATTAGCTTGTGCTACTGCTGTTTCATTATTAGCATTTTGTGCAGATATTCTATTTGTTTCTTGCGTAGCAAATTGATTCATTGCATCTGTTCTTTGTGCATTTGCTGTTGCTATATTTGAAGATAGATTTGCATAAAATTGATCTACTTGATTTTGACTTGTAGCGTTAAATTGAGCTGCAGCGTTGGAAGCTGCTTGATCTGATAATAATTGAGATTGTCTTAGTTGTATGTTTTGTAGATTAGCTTGCTGTTGATTACTAAGATTAGCCATATCCATTTTAAGATATGACTGTGCATTTTGTAATGCAGACTGTTGCCTATTAGATAGGTTTTGAAATATCATAGCCTTATAGGTTGCAGCATCTGCGGCAGCTATTGGTACTGCAGATTTCATAACACCTTCAGCTAAAGCTTCAGCGTACATACTAGAAGCACCAAGACCTCTCTTTGCCATGTTAGCCTCTACTAGTTGCTGTGCACCTCTAGCCCATGCAGGTAATTCTTTGCCTTGTGTGACAGCATCTGTAACTTGTTGTTGTAATCCCTCTAGCTGTCCTGCAACAGTAGCATCACTAGTTATTTGACCTGTTTGTGCAACCATAGGTTGTGTCAAAGTACCTTGAGCTGCAGTCATAGTAGGTGCTGTGCCTACCGTAGTAGCTGTGTAATTAGCTGCAGCCTGCTCAGCAGGACTTACTACTTGTGTTGCGGTTGTTGGTGTTGTTGCTACGGCTGTCCCTGCAGTTGCAGTTGGCACTGCAGCAGTTGGTGCTGTTGTTGCTACACCTGGCGTAGAAAGCATTTCGTTTGTTTGAGTCTGTTGTAATGCAGGAGTTATAACTGCACCTTGAGGTAGTGCAGGATTAACAACTTGTTGTCTAGCTAAATTTAAAGTATCTTGTGATGTCCCTGATTGAGGATTAGGAACTACTCCTACAGGTAATTCTACTGGTGGAACTTGTTGTGTAGGAGGTGTAGTGTGACCCGGTTCGTGTGGCATTAGTACATTACCTCTCTAGTTTTTATAAGATATTCTTCCATCCATATTATTTTTTCTTTTATGATAGCAATATCTTGTTGCATTTTAGAAACATTATCTGTCTTTGTTTCTAAAGCATCTAATCGTTCTGACCACATACCCCATGTCATGGCAAAACCTAGCATCATAATTAAATATGGTGCTAATACTTTTACATCTATATTCATAGTTTCTCCTATTAGTTTTTAGCTGACATGCTATTTAATGGATTATTTAAAGCCTTATTTAACTTTAAATCTAAACTATCCTCAACAAGTTTTAGTTCATCCAAAAGTTCTCTAGCATCCTCTTTCTGTCTGTCCTCTACATCATTGACTATTTCAGTGATATGTCTTATATCACCATTCATTTGACGCAAATCTGCTTTCATGTCGTTCTTTAAATCTTTGGCAACATCTGCTACTATTGTAATTTCATCAAGTATCATATCTATTTCTGATTTTAGCACTGCTAGTTGTTCATCATAGTGTGAAAGATCAGGGGCTGTATACTCCAAAACTTTCTGTTGAAGGTCTTGATAGTTTTTCCAAAATTCAAAAACTGCCCATGCTCCTGAACCAAGAGCACCTAGAAGAGTAAGAATAGCAAATGCTTTCCCCCCAGATACTTTCATTCCTGAATACTCAATACTGGGCATTTATCATATCCTCCATTGTCTGTGCTTGTGCCATATCAAATAATACTCCATAATTATCTTCTATTGTTTTATTTAAATATTCATTGACATCTGTATCAACTATTGTCGATTGTGTATCAAAGAATGTTTTTGTATTGCCAAGTATCTGCATAACAATTAATGTTTTCATTTGATTTGATTCATCATACCTAGCTTTGTCGTCAATCTTTTTTACTATCTTAGTTGCAGCTTTTTCTTTTGCAGAAGGTTCTTTTACAGGTTTCTCAGCAGGCTCTTGTGCTTCTTCCTGTTGTACACTTTCTTGCTCATCACCACTCTCATTTTCCATAGTGGGTTCCTCAGTAGTTTCGCTATTGGGTTCTGCTGTTTCTTCTGTTGGTTGCTCATCTATAGTTTCTTCTACTTCAGGTTCAGGTAAATCTATTTCCATCTCCATTTCTATCTCTAGTTCTAATTCCATTTCTGTTTCAATTTCTACAGAGACTAATTCAGGTTCAGGTAAATCTATTTCAAAATCTATCTCAAACTCTTGTATTTCTAATTCTACAGTTTCATAAGTTACTTCTTCTGTTTCAGGTTCAATTGGTGCAAACTCAATATCTCCTACATCATCAATACTAATATCATTATATTCAAACACTTCTTCTACAAATTCTATTTCTATAGGATCAAATATATTTAAATAATATATTTCTTCTAAAGTAGTTATTTGCTGTTCTATTATTGTAGATACTACATTGTAAAAAACATTTACAGTAACATCATCAAATAATGGACCTATTGATAAATTTATATCTCTACCACCAACCTCTATAACAACTCTATTTATAGATCCTGCAAAATCAAAAGATCCTGTGTAAGATTGATAGCCTGAAGATATACCTGTTTCAGATAATATATCTGTGCCTTGAAATACATTAGTAGATCCATTTCTTCCTGTAATGTGCATATATATCCTATCTTGTGCATCTCTTTTATCTACTTGAATAGAATATTTAACTTCTCCACCACGATCTATATTTAGATCTGATATGTCTACAGTTTGTATAAAAGTTGTGCCCATACCTGAGACACCCATTGTAGATGTAGAATTACCGCTACCTGTTATCTGTGCACATTTATCTGTGCCTAAAGCATAACAATTATTACCTGAAGGCATATTAGCAGGACCTTGTCCACCCCAATCAACATCCATGTCGCCTTCTTTATTTGTTACAACATATCCATTACTACTATCTAATATGTCACCTGAATCTTCGTTTGTAACAGTCTGTGTTGTAGTTGTAGTAGTAGTAGTTGTGGTTGTTACTATCTCTGTCCCTAAATCTTCTTCGGTAACTTCTACTTGTACATCCTCTGTAATTGTAACTCCAGGTTCACATAGGCCTTCATGATTAGGCAGACATACATCAGCCTTAGAATAAGAGCAATAAACTAAGAGCCATAAGACCAAAATTCTTAAGAGCATCATTATCTCCTGTAGGTTCTTGCTTATCTACTTTAGCTTGTAAATATTCTGGCTTGTATTTACTTCCGTCTGGAATTTCAGAAGGATGATTACTCCAATATTGTGCGGCTTCTGTTCCTATAAATCCTTTAGCTGGGCATGGGGTCCCTGCGTCTGTCATCGCATCCCATACTCTTGGATCTTGACATAATATAGATACTGCAGCTACCTTCATACCATAAGCATACATAGATCTAGATAATTTTAATTTTTGACATAGTTCATCATCTATAACTATACCGCTAGCTAATCCAACTATATTATTTTGCACACTAGCTCCCACACCAACTTTACATATATCGCTGTTAGAATTTATAATACTTGGTGCGTTTGCTGTAGGTGGTGTTGAGTTAGTAACTACAGTTGAGGACACAGTATTGGTTTCTGCAAAAGTATGGTTTATGGAAAAACCCATAAGTATAAAACTTAATAATAAACATAGAGCAAAAAAATTAGAGTTTTTATTCATCTATCTTGCCGTTACTGGCACTCCTTTACTACTTACAAATGGATGTTCTGCAAATGCTATGTAGATGTATGTTTCACCATTTGTATTAAAAGTATTTCCAAGGTTTGTAATTTTAAAACCATTAGAAAGAAAATCACCAAATACAAAAGTTCCATCAGCATCACTATTATTTGGGTTTAAATATAAATTTAAAGGATTAATTGTGTTTCTTTTATTATCTATTATATGCCAGTTTCTTGCGGCATCTATACTTTTTATTAAAAAAAATGCAGGTTTAAATCCTGTGTATACAAAAGGTCCATCACTTGATGCACCATTGCCTATATAAGAACCAAACTTTGAGTAGCCTTGTATTGGTGCCAAAACATACGCAACATAATCATCTCCACTATCATTAATAGAGTTATTATCTCCTACCGTAAATACTGTGCTTGATGCTCTTGTGTCACCAAACACTGCACTTAATGTTTGTTCTGCGCCAGTTGTGCTAAGTGTTTGTCCTTTACTAGCAGACGAATTTCCTATGTGTTGATTATACCATTGTCTATCACCTGTAGACCTATTTTTAACAAGAACCCAATGAGGCGTTGTACCCACCCCATGAGCAATAGTTCCTGCACTTCCTGTTCCTGTATAAGTTACAATACTAAATCCTGCAGTAGTGTTAGCTTGATAAACTGAATCTATAGTTCCTACACCTGTTGCACTTGCATCATTAGTTGTTGTAGTGCCTCCATTAGCTTTCCATTGCCATGCTACGCAATTT